GTCGACTCCTTCTAGTAGATTCCAGCGGATGATACCAACTTTCTCTCCATTTTGTGAAAAGAAAGTAGAATTGAATGAAAAGTATTCTGGATGAACATAGCTTTTAAGCATGTTCAAATCCCAGAGCTCTTTCATAAAATTAAAGTATGCATCCACTAGGGATCTCGGCAAGATAGTGAGACCATCATCACCATTAATTCGAATGAATTGCAGATGAAGAGGCACACCAAAAAGCCGTAAAAAGGCTTTCTTTGCTCCTAAGTGGATTAAGCAAAGAAGGGGGAAGGACCTTCTGTCACCCATCATTTGTCCATTGACTTGATCCACCTCTCGATCTAATTTCTTATAATAGAGTCGACCTTTTAGGGTCAACTCGAATAAATCAATTAGCTCGTCCGGTAGAAAGTCGCTGGCAACTGATAAGGTGAGGGCAGTGGAGATTGAATCAGTGGCAGCACTTGCGTCATCGCTTATGATAAGAATATCATCCAGCGGAACACCATAGTGCTTAGCCATCTCCCGTCGGACAATAGGAATACTTGAAAAAGATTCCTGATTGACGACTTTACCTGAGAGTATCTCTTTTCTTCGAGATAGGTAGAGGGATAATTCCTTCTGAAACCTACTCCAAAGAGGAGACTCACAGGCTGTATGTGTCGTTATTACACGAACTTTTAAAGGTTCACATATAGCAATCACATTACGTGGGAGCGGTCCATTTTTTAGATCGGACCAAACCTGATTCTCCAACTGACCTTCGGAAGGAGCCAAGGGTGACCGATAACTTGTTACCTTGTTATCAGCCACATCCCAACAACGAACCACAGGAAACTCTTCAGGGTGCTTAAAAGCCAACCTAATAAAGTACCCGTAGACTCCACCTTGCTGACGAGTTGACTCTACGCAAGAGGCAAAACTACGATCATAAACCGAATTATTTGGTTTATACTCATAGTTAAATTTGCTGGTTATTCGATTAGTCTCTTTCGAGATGGTATCAATAAACCAGAAACTTTGCCTCCGCTTCTGAGTTACTAGCTTTGCATGTTTTTCCAATTGTTCAATCACGAATGATTGTGGAACTACATCAGCTATCCTCTTCAACTGGAGTATTGTGTTTGAAAAACACATTTTCCGTGCGTTGGGTTGTTGAGTCAATACTTTCTGCAGGTAACGTCTCGGTCCTCCCTTCAAAGGGAGTATCCAGGGATGTGAACCTGAGAGTAAACGACTCATGGGACAAAGACATGCACCTTTAAGGGTTGGGATTACTTCATGTAACCCAATCATTCCCCCAAAGGTGATGTCTAACTGCCTCATTGTGAATTTCAGTCTCGGAAAACACAATGAGAGGGATCGGAGGTAATCACGGACAAAACGTGATACCGTTAAGCAAAACCAACGTCTCTCTTTACCATCAAGAGATGTGATCCAGGGAAAGAAGAATTTGAAAAATTCTTCTAAACCCAGGTTAATGCTACTACTCTGACCCTGAGTAATAAATGGGGTCCTTGGGCTTTTGTCGCCCACGGCTATAATGCCGCGGCCTCCATCGAGAAGATTATCAAACCACCTCGAGTGGAAACCTGAATCTAATTGTCTATCATATGAGATTTTCATCTTTTATTATTGCAATT